TAGATTATATTGAGCAAGACATATACGATTACTTTGGTGCTGACCAAGAGATACACAAGGCCTCTCGTCATGACTTACTCGGAGTGATCGGAGGTATGAGTGGGATACTAGAACTCTTATGGCACAAGCAAGTTACCCCTGAGATAGCATTCAAAGACTTTAAGTCTTGGCTCAAGGAAAGACAAGAGCATGATGACTTACTTGACATGACTGAGGAAATCCCTGATACTAATATTCCAATTAAAAAAGAGGAGGTGGCACATGCCTAAGATAAAAGCAGAAGACATAGATTATATTCATGTTGAAGAAGTAGTTTTTAGTGTAGTCATGCAAGACGGAAGTGATGTGTTAGTGAGTGAGAAAGGTATTGAGTTAGATACTTTTTCAAAAGAACAGATTGCCGACAATGTTATGTATCACATAGAGAAAGGGAAACCCGTTGAGATACTGGACGATGATGATGACATGATTACCTTTGAGCCTGACATCGACTTAACGGAGACACACTAATGGAACACCATTTACTTACAGACACACGTAGATTACTCATGGATTTTGTGGTCTTGTTAAATAAACACAGTATAGGTAATGAAGAAACTGTTGAGGCCAATCGTATCATTGAGGAACTTACCTATGTATTAAAGAACCCTGAATTAGTAGATACAATTGAAACGCAGATTGTAGAAGAGGAACAGAAACAAATGTCTCAGGATATTGCCGACGAGATTTTATCTCATGGCTGTCCGAATGGCAATTGTGATGTGTAAAAGGAGAGTCACATGGCAACACCCGAAAAGAAAGTAAAGCTTAAAGTCTGTGAGATATTAAAGGCTCATGACTGTTATTACTTCTACGCCTCAACTGGAGGATATGGGGCAAGTGGTATCCCTGATATCGTAGCGTGTTACAAAGGAAACTTTATTGGGATTGAGTGTAAAGCCAATGGCAATAAGCCTACGGCCTTACAAAACAAACACCTAAACAATATTAAAAAGGCACAAGGATATTCAATGGTCATTGATGAGACAGACATAGACGCATTAGAACTATTCTTAAAAACATTATGAACGACAACGTAAATAAACCCTTACACTATACCAAACATAAATGGGAGGTCATTGACATACTACAAGAGTTTTTTCATAGCGAACCGTTACTGTGGCAATGTGGGAAATATCTTTTGAGATGCTTGTACAAAAATAACCTAACAGAAGATTTACAAAAGATGATATGGTATGCAAACAAACGAATAGAAAAGGAAAACAATGAAAGAAGAAGAAAAAGTAGAGGCAATAAAACTAATTAAAGAATGGCAAAAGAAACGCCCTAACTTTAGTCGAACCAAATTAGCCGAGGCAACAGGGGTATCTTACCCTACCTTATTAGAGTTTGGTAAACAAGGACTGATAGAGTTACCTGAGAAAAGACACACTACTAGAAAAAACACTTCATGGGGTAGATTAGGAATACCAAAAGAATGGCCGACGAAATAGATGTAGCTAATGCTGAAGTGGAGGCTCGACTTAAGTTTACCCTTAAGACAGTCAACACTTCGATTGAAGAGAACGATACTGGCAAATGTATATGGTGTGGCACTCCCGTTATAGATAGAAGACGATGGTGCAATTCACAATGTCGAGATGAACACACGAATACTTACAAACTATAAGGAGAGCGTCATGCAAGTATGGGAACCAGACGACGATGAGATAATAGCAGTAGAAAACAAAGCGGTAAAAAAGGGTACACGAGGGTGGGTATATGTAGGACAAATAATAGCCTTTGTCATAGCTTTATTTCTTATGCTAGAATTGTTTGCTTGAAACCAATTAGTACAGTAAAGAGGAAGTGCCATGTGTGTGGCAATTTAGACGCTAAGTTTTTTTTTAAAAAGTGGTATTGCTCACACGACATACACCTACAAGGGGTATGCAAAAATAATAAAACGAAAGGAACAAAGTGCAAATAGTAACGCTTGACTTTGAAACATTTTATGCAAAGGCCTACGGCCTACGCAAGTACACAACAGAAGAATACATACTGAACCCTCAGTTCCAAGTGATTGGGGTAGCGATTCAGATAGACGACGGTAAGCCCGTTTGGTACGAAGGGGAACAGGCATCAAAGGCTATCGCCTTAGTTGACTGGAGGAACTCAATGCTCATCTGTCATAACACGCAGTTTGACGGAGCGATACTCAAATGGGTTTATGGCCACGAGCCAGTAGCCTACCTAGATACACTTTGCATGGCAAGAGCCAAGCATGGAGTTGAGGCCGGAGGTTCACTTAAAGCATTAGCTGAACGCTATCAGATAGGCGAGAAAGGAACGGAAGTCCTACAAGCATTAGGTATGCGACTCGAAGACTTTCCGGAACATCAACTGCGACAGTATGGTGAGTATTGTAAGAACGATGTAAGACTAACCTACGACCTATTCAAAATCCTATCTAAAGGATTCCCCTTATCCGAATTGAAGCTCATTGATATTACACTTAGGATGTTCATACTACCTATATTACGCGTCAATGATAAATTACTAGAAGAAAGACTTAAGGAACTAAAAGAAGAAAAGGCCCTAATGTTAAAAGGGTTAATGGAAACCTTAAACTGTGATACCAAAGAGGCAGTCAGGAAGAAGTTAGCAAGTAATGTACAGTTCGCTAAGATATTAGAAGACATGCACATCCCTGTGCCAATGAAGGTATCCCCTACTACCGAGAAAGAAACCTACGCGTTAGCTAAGACTGACGCGGGGTTCATTGAGCTACAAGAAAGTGACAACCCTGTTTTGCAAGAGTTATGTGCAGTCAGACTAGGCACGAAGTCTACGATAGAAGAGTCACGCATACAAAGATTCATAGACATGGGAGAACGCCATCAAGGACTCTTACCTATCCCACTTAAATACTATGGCGCTCATACAGGCCGGTGGAGTGGTATGGACAAAGTAAACTTCCAGAACTTACCAAGTCGTGATGTCAAGAAGAAAGCATTAAAGAATGCAATCCTACCTCCTGTTGACCATGTGATACTTAATGTTGACTCCTCACAAATCGAAGCTCGTATATTAGTCTGGCTTGCCGGACAACATGACCAAGTAGAACTGTATCGACAAGGCAAAGATGTGTACTGTGACTTCGCCTCCCGTGTGTATAAGAAAACAATTAATAAAAGAAATAAGAAAGAGCGAGCAGTGGGTAAGACTTGCATACTTGGGTTAGGGTATGGCACAGGCCATGTCAAGCTTAAGGGTGTACTAAAACTTAATGCCGGCATTGAAGTTAATGAGATAGAAAGTAAAAGATTAGTCAAACTATATCGAGAAGTTAATCATGAGGTAGTTAAGCTATGGGAAGAATGTGACAGAGCCTTACGAGACATAGCATCATGGCCGGCTGACCGGCTCCCGTATTACTTAGGCTCAGGCAAATGTCTGTTAGTAGAACCTAAAGGGATTAAGTTACCTAATGGTCTATACATTACCTACCCTGACTTACAGTTAGGTTCGGACGGCTACGAGTATAAATCTAGACGAGGCACTATCAGTATATGGGGTGGTGCAGTGGTAGAGAATGTTGTACAAGCGTTAGCTAGGATAGTGATAGGTGAACAGATGATAGAGATTAATGAGAAGCATAGGCCTGTACTTACAGTACACGATGCAGTGGTATGTGTATCGACAAAAGCTACTGCCCAAGATACTTTGGACTATGTGATGGGTATTATGAACACTGCACCTACTTGGGCAAAAGACTTACCGATTGCATGCGAGGGCGCATTTGGGGATACTTATGGAGACTGTTAATTACTATAAGCTTCCTCATACATCTAGGGTATCTACTACCCTTACTATTTTAGCCTATAGCACTAGAGATTGGATAGACTATTATAACTTTAAAGCTATCCGGCTACCGAACGATTTGTTATTTAGCTTAGACCCATTTTTAAAGAAACTATATAAGAAACATAAGTTTCATGCGGGAGTATTAAAATTAGAACCTAATACTTATTATGATTGGCACAAAGATACCAACAGAGGCGTGAGTATTAATATGGTATTAAACTTTGATGGCCACCATCATTGTCTTTTTACTCAAGACCATGGTAAGGTAACAGGGAAGTTTAAAGAATTAGTTTATGAACCACATACTTATTATTTGTTTAATAATCAAGAGTCTCATTCGGTTTATAACTATGACGCTATTAGATTTTTGTTTAGCATCGAATTTGAAGAGACTAAAGAAAGCTTATCATTCAATGACTTATTAGAGGAGTTGCACAATGGCTAGCATGATTGAACACAGTAATTTTGTATCTATGCACCACATGAAACAAGAGTGGGAAGACGAGATGGTAAAAGAAGACGAAAAAAAGACTAAGATGGGTCTGACTCGTAGATGTATAAATTGCCACAAAGATTTTATAAAATGTGATTGCGTCGGACACGCTAAAGATAAGGCTTCTACTTATTGGGGGTTTTAATATGTTGGCAGAAGGACTTTTTGTGTTAACCGTCAGCCTATCAGGGAACTATAATGACTTGGAATTTGTTGGATATTTTAATGATTGTCCTACTGCCATGATTTATTTTAAAGAGAATTGTTCAGAGCATAAAGCAGCGAGTTGCTTACTAAAAGAATATAGTAATATACCGCCTGACCATGTACCCCCTACCCCATTTGATTTTGATACAATTAGAGAAGGGCAGAGTTGTGGTTTTGTTGGAGTAGATACAAGAACTTTTATTGAGGAAGAATGATGTTACACGAAATGTATGATGGCCTTTTAGTTATGGACCACTTTGATGATTGTATTATCGGGGTAGTGCGAGGGATTGATAATGAGGATAAGATTTGCTACAGCTTTAGAAAAGTAATAGCCAAGCTTATGCGCGATGATGAGATGGAGGAAGAGGATGCGTTAGAACATTTTTATTACAATATGATGGGCGCGTATGTAGGGGAAAACACTCCATGCTTTTTATTTATTGAGGGGGACCATTAATGGCAAAACTAAAGCAATCAGAACAGAACTATGAACCAACGCACAAACGAACACAGCAAGGGGGTAAGGTACCTAAGACTTCTTCTATGAACAAAAGCTTTAGAGCAGGATACAAAAAATATAGGGGGCAAGGAAGATAATGTTATCAATGAATAAGCCTAATGCTAAACATGTTGACTTTGGTTTTCTTAAAGGTATGTTCCCTAACCCTAGAGAACTTCCTGTAAACGTTGATATGATGATGGAAAAAAACCATTGCTTTATTGTAGGGGAATGGAAAAAACCTAAAGAGACTCTCTCAAGAGGGCAAGAGATAACGTTAAAGCGACTAGCGGCAAGACGGAATATACATGTAATAATAATAGAGGGGAGCTCAGATGACACCGAGTGTTATGTAAATAAAGTAGAAGAAATGTATAAGGATGGAAGGCTAAAAGAACTAGGTACGGGAATAGAATTTCTTAAAATTTTAATGAAAGCGTGGCATACACACGCTTGTTCGCAAAGGAATAAATAATGAGTGATTACACGTGGAGTTTTTCCTCTCTAAAAGAATATATTAATTGTCCTAAGAAATATCAAGAGGTAAGAATATTAAAAAACTATTCATTCATAGATACGCCTCAAACTATTTATGGTAAGGAAGTGCATGAGGCATTAGAACTGTATGTGCGGGACGGACAACCTTTAGCTAAAAACTATATGCGTTTTAAGAAAATGGTAGATGCTTTGATTGCTATTCCGGGGACTAAATATCCTGAGTACAAGATGGCGTTGACTAAGAAAATGAAGCAGTGTGATTTTGATGATGAGAACAGATGGGTACGAGGCATAGCCGACTTAGTCATAGTAGACAAGGACCAAGCGTACATCATTGATTATAAAACAGGCAGTAACAGATACCCTGACCCGAAACAATTAAGGCTGATGAGTCTTATGGCGTTTGTTTGTTTCCCAGAAGTCAACACGATTAAAGCGGGCCTGTTGTTCTGTATGAAAAATAGTTTTGTTCAAGAGTCGTATACTAGACAAGACATTCATAAATCATGGAAGTCATTTGAGACACCCTTGGATAGACTTACAATGTCTTATGAAAAAGATGAGTGGATACCCAACCCTACACCGTTGTGTGGGTGGTGCCCTGTGGAGACATGTACACACCATAAGCCTAGAAGATAATGTACACTAGAAAGTGTAAGGTATGTAGGACTAAGTTTGAAACATTGCACCCTAAATATCTTTGTTGCTCTACTGAATGCACGATGGTTAATAAAGTAAACAGACGGTACGAAAGAGAGAACGGAGATTGGGCTGCATACTTTAAGCACTTACTATCCAAGAAAGAAAAAACAGATTTAACCCCTAGAAAATTAATAAACCTATTAAAGCAACAAGAGTACCGATGTGCATTGACGGGGATGCCTTTAACTTGCGAGAGGACACGGGGGATTACCTCTAAAACTAACGCAAGTATTGACCGTATTTCTGCCGGAGGGGTGTATAATAGACGGAATATACAATTAGTGTGTCGAGCGGTCAATTCATTTAGAGGTGATATGACTGTTGATGAATTTATTAACTGGTGCAAGAAGGTAACATCTTATGTCATACTCCAAAGCCGAAAGGCCTCACAAAAAGCAGTATCAGCAACAGCTCGCAAGAGGTGAACATGAGAAACGCATGGAACGCCAACGAGCTCGTCGAGCTATGGACAAAAAAAGCAGAGATGCTAATGGGAATGGTGTAGCAGATAAGCGAGAAGGAAAAGATATAGCCCACAACAAGCCTTTATCTAAAGGCGGTAAAAATAAAGACGGCGTAACTGTTCAGTCTAAATCTAAGAATCGTTCTTTTAAAAGAAACGCAGACAGCTCTATAAAAGACAGGCAATATCTTGCTGGTAAATAAAAAGTAAATTTAATCTTGACTTGTATTAAAGTATAACTTATAGTGTTAGTTCCACTAGAGAGGAAACGTATGGAACTAATTGATAACAAAGCTTTAAAGATTACAGTGCCTAATGA